CATGATCTTGGTCGTCCTGTCATTAAGTCTTCTCACATTAACAACTTGGAGATTACTCTTGTCAATGGAAGAAAGATACTGGTTCGAGGTGCTGATAACCCCGATAGTCTTCGTGGTGTGTCCCTTACTTATGTGGTACTGGACGAATGTGCTTTCATTAAGCAAGAGATTTGGGAAAAGGTTATCCGAGCTGCTTTGTCTGACAAGAAAGGTAGAGCACTCTTCATCTCCACTCCATCAGGACGTAACTGGTTTTACGATGTCTACAAGCTCGGTAAAGAAGGACTAGACGAGGAATGGAAGAGCTGGCACAAGACCACAGCAGATAACGAAACCATTGACCCCAAGGAAATTGAAGCAGCAAAGAGAACCTTAAGTTCCTTTGCCTTTAAGCAGGAATACCTGTCCAGCTTTGACACCTCTGGTTCTGACATCTTCAAAGAGCATTGGATCAAGAAAGGCCCAGAACCTAAAGATGGTTCATGGATCATAGCCATTGACTTGGCAGGCTTTGAAGATATATCAGATGGTTCCCAGAACAAGAAAAGATTAGATGAATCTGCCATTGCCATTGTCAAAGTAACAGATGATGGTACATGGTGGGTTAAAAAGATTGAGCATGGACGATGGGATATTAAGGATACCTGTATGCGTATCTTAAAGAACATTAAAGAGTTCCAGCCACTTGCTGTAGGAATTGAAAGAGGAACAGCTAAGAACGCTGCCTTGACCATCTTGCAAGACATGATGAGGCAGTACAATACCTTTGCTCACATCCAGACACTCACTCACGGAAACAAGAAGAAAACTGATCGTATTATCTGGGCACTGCAAGGCAGGATGGAACACGGTAAGGTTGTCTTGAATGAGGATGAACAGTGGTCTGAATTTGAAGATCAACTCCTTATGTTCCCTACTAAGGGAGTACATGATGACTTGGTTGATGCTCTTGCATACATTGAACAACTTGCCCTCAACTCATTTGTCCCCGATTACGAGGAAGATGATTACGAGGTTTATGACGCTATAAGTGGATATTAAACAATGGAAGAAAACAACTCAGAAAATAGTCAGTATGACGAACCAACAGAGTCGGATAAAGAACTGACTGATTGGGTTGTCTCTCATACCGACAAATGGCGTGACTACCGTGATCAGAACTACCTAACTGAATGGCAAGAGTACGAGCGTATCTTCCGTGGTCAGTGGGCTGCTGAAGACAGCACCCGATCCTCAGAGCGTAGCCGTATTATCTCCCCTGCCACTCAGCAGGCTATTGAGACTCGTCACGCTGAGATCATGGAAGCTATCTTTGGTCAAGGTGAGTGGTTCGATATTGAAGATGACATCAGGGACGTTAACGGTACTCCGTTGGACGTTGAGCAACTCAAAGCTCAGTTGATGGAAGACTTTAGCCGTGACAAGATTAAGAAAGCTATTGACCAGATTGAGTTGATGGCTGAAATCTACGGTACAGGTATCGGTGAGATCGCTGTAAAGACAGAGAAAGAGTATGCTCCTGCTACTCAAGCTATTCCCGGTGTACAAGGACAAGCCGCTATTGGTGTAACAGAGAAAGATCGTATTGCGGTTAAACTGGTTCCTGTTAATCCTAAGAACTTTGTAATTGATCCCAATGCAACATCCTTGGATGACTCTATGGGTTGTGCCATTGAAAAGTTTGTATCGGTACACAAGATCGTTGAAGGCATGGAACGTGGCATCTACCGTAAGGTTGACTTAGGTATTGATGGCCCTGATGATGACTTAGAAGCCACAGAAGAATCTGTATCGTACCAAGATGGGCGTGTACGTCTGTTGACTTACTACGGCTTAGTTCCCAAAGAATACTTGGAACAACTAGAAAACGAAGAAGGTGAAGTTGCTGATCTGTTCCCTGAAGACTCCTTAGCAGACGAGTACGCTGAACTGGTTGAAGCTATCGTTGTGATAGCCAACGGTGGTAAGCTCTTGAAGGCTGAAGCCAACCCCTACATGATGAAGGATCGTCCTGTCATGCTGTATCAAGACGATACAGTTCCCGGACGAGTATGGGGTCGTGGAACCGCTGAGAAGGCCTACAACATGCAGAAAGCCATTGATGGTAGCCTGCGTATGGACAGTGATGCTCGTGCCCTTACAGCCGTTCCTATGATGGCTATGGATGCCACAAGGCTGCCAAGGGGTGCTAAGTTTGAAGTCAAACCCGGTAAATCGTTCCTGACCAATGGCGATCCTAATCAGATCATGATGCCATTAAAATTCGGTGTTCCTGACAACTCCTCTGTATTAGCTTCTCAGAACTACGAACGTCTGTTGCTTCAAGCTACAGGTACTGTTGATAGCGCAGGTATGCCTTCTGCTGCTCCTCGTGATGCAGGCGCTGGTGGCATGTCTATGGCAATGGCTGGAATCATCAAGAAGTACAAGCGTACCTTGTCTAACTTCCAAGAAGATTTTCTGATTCCATTCATCAACAAGGCTGCTTGGCGTTACATGCAGTTCGATCCTGAGCGTTACCCCTCTGTGGATGTTAAATTCATTCCCACAGCTACCTTGGGTATCTTGGCTCGTGAGTTTGAACAGCAACAATTCATTGCTTTGTTACAGACACTAGGCCCAGACACTCCTGTATTGCCTTTGATTCTCAAGGGAATCTTGGGTAACAGCTCGTTGAGCAACCGGATGGAGTTGATTGCTGCTTTAGAGCAAATGAGTCAACCTAACCCAGAGCAACAACAGCAAGCTCAGATGCAGCAAGAAGCTGCAATGGCTAAGTTACAAGCAGATTTGGCTGTTTCTCAAGCGCAAGCACAGAAATACCAAGCCGAAGCACAGCAAACAATGGTTGAAACTCAGTTGATGCCTGAAGAGTTGCGTGTAAAGGTCGTTCAAGCTGCTGCTACGAACTTAGATCAGGATGCTGACTTCGCTAAACGTATGAAACTTGCTGAATTGATGTTGAAAGAGAAGGATATTGACTCAAATGAGCGTATCGCACTTGCTCAGATGGACTCAAAGAAGCAAGAAAATAACACATTCCAATCTTTAATGAAGGATACAGCTAATGGCTGACACTAATTTGCTCATTCTCGCTCGGGAATTTAAGGCTTTACGCACTCGTGTACAAGAAGTTCTTAAAATGCCAGTAGGCCCACAGGGTTTACAAGGCGAGAAGGGCGAACAAGGTGTTAAAGGGGAGACAGGTGCTCCCGGTAAGAATGGAAAAGATGGTAAAGATGGTGTCAATGGCTTAAACGGTTCTAACGGCGCTAATGGAGCAGATGGTAAGGATGGTAAAGATGGACTAGACGGTGTGGGCGTTCAAAACGCTTACATTGACTTCGATAATTCATTGGTTATTGTCCTTACCAGCGGTCAAGAGATTAACGCAGGCTTTTTAAGTCAAGAAACTAAGGATGCTGTTGTAGCTACCTTTAAACAAGGCGCTTCAACACTCAATGAGCTTCTTCCTGTACAAACAGGTAACGCAGGCAAGTTCCTGACCACCAACGGAACCACTACATCTTGGGCGTCCGTGGCTGGTGGTGTAGACAGCGTTAACGGTCAGACTGGTGTGGTTGTGTTGGACGCTGCTGACGTTGGTGCTGAACCTGCGGACGCAACAATCTTGAAAGACGCTGATATTGGCGTTACGGTTCAAGGCTACTCAGCCGTGCTTGCTGGAACCACAGCCAGCTTTACCACCGCTGATGAGACCAAGTTGGATGGAATTGCCGCTGGCGCGGAGGTGAACGTGAACGCTGACTGGAACGCCGTTAGCGGTGATGCTCAGATTTTGAACAAACCAGCGATATTGGCTTTTTCAGGGGGAATAACAGAGATTGCCAAGGTATCGGCACTCCCCGGCTCCCCTAATGCAACAACTCTTTACATTGTGGTATGAACATGAAAATCGACTTTGAATTTGACACTCCCCACGGCGTTTTCCGCGATGCTTTGCATCTGCCTGATGACCACACATTCACTGATGACGAAATCCAAGCCATGAAGCAGCAGCGTGTGGACAACTGGATTGCTGTGGTGACTGCACCTCCTGTTGAAGATACTCCTGTTGAGGAGTAAGCATGGCAAATCGCTATTGGGTTGGGGGTGCTGGTAACTGGTCAAGCACTACTAAATGGTCTACGACTTCTGGAGGCGCTTCTGGGGCCAGTGTTCCTACGTCTGTAGATGATGTAATTTTTGATGCCAACTCTGGTGGCAAATTTACTGCAACCGTTGATACGGCTCAATCTGTAAACTCTATTACCATCACACCTAGCGCAGCAGTTGGGGTTCAGCAGATTGCTTTAAGCGCAAGATTGACAACCAACAACCTGACAACCACAGGAACAGCGGGTAACAACCGAATTTGGTTTCGCGGCAATACATATGGCATTGCTCAAGACTTTGTTGTCAATGGAACCGTCAGTATTAGCGACTGCGACTTCCGTGACATCTACGTCATCGGCACTGCTGCTCCGATCTCTGGCACTAGGATTGGTGACTTGCGTGGCTGCCGTGGCATTACGTTTGATGCGCCAAAGACGGTGTATTGGGTGACTGCGGCTGGTGGAAGCTGGTCGGGCAACAACTGGGCTGCATCATCTGGTGGCGGCGCATCGACTGACAACTTCCCATTGGCACAGGATACGGCTGTCATTGAGAACACGGGGTTGAATACATCGGCTACTGTGACGGTAGATTCGGTAATGGCAAGCGCAGGGCTTGGTTTGCCAAGTGTGGATATGTCTACACGCACTAATGCGATGACGTTGGCAACAGGAACAGTAAGTTCGTTGGTGTACGGAAATTGGTCGAATGGCTCCGGCACGACACTTTCTGGAACAGGGTCACACACTTATGTTGGCAGAACAACACAGACCATTACTAGCGCAGGCAAGACATTTACGCAATCAATTATTGTTGACACCTACGGCGGCACACTTGAGCTTGCTGATGCGCTGAACATTGGGTCAAATAACGCCATAACAGTTACTAACGGCACGTTTGATACAAAAAATTATAATGTTACCACTGGCGGCATTAACTCAAATAATAATAATGTTCGCAGCATTTTTTTGGGGAGTAGCACTGTTACCGTTGCAAGTACAGTTTTTAACCTTTCAGCGCTCAACCTGACATTTAACGCTGGCACATCACAAATCACACTTTCAAACTCCGCAACTTTTACTTTTACTGGGGCGGGTCAAACTTTTTACAATGTTTCTTTCACTACAGCTTCTGGGTCTACGCAAACAATTTCTGGAGCCAACACTTTTAACAGTTTGAGTATTACCGCGCCATCTTCTGCGGGCATAAAAAACATTCTGTTTGATAACAACCAAACCATCAACGGAACCCTCACAGTCGCCGGAGCCACAGCAGTTCGCCGTGTCTTTGTTCGCTCTAACACCCTTGGCACTACCCGCACATTAACCGTCAACAGTCTGTCTGCTGACGACTGCGACTTCCGTGACATCACCATTGCTGGCACTGCGGCAGGCGCTTCTCCGACCCGTGCGGGTGACTGCGGTGGCAATACAGGCATCACGTTCCCTGCACCTAAGACGGTGTACTGGAACTTGTCTGGCAGTCAGAACTGGAGTGCGACAGCATGGGCGCCATCGTCTGGTGGTACACCTGCGGTAAACAACTTCCCATTGGCGCAAGACACGGCTGTGTTTGAT